CAAGTACCACGCAGCCTTCTCCAAGTCTTGCACGGGATCGGAGTCCTTCTTACCCGCACGGGATACGTACTTGATGACGTTGCCCAAGCGGTAGTTCAAATCTTTGGACTCGATGAAGTCGATAACTTCGATGCCACCTGCTTTGTAGTGCAGTGGATGATTCACAAGGTCGGGCTTTTTGTACAGGGCTTCAATCTTCTTGATGTACTCCTTCTCAGCCTTCGTCTCCTTCGGATCGTGGTTACGCTCAACTTGTGTTGTCTTCTGCTTCTCTTTCTGCGCGTCCTTCCAACGCGCTGTGTAGATGCGGTTCTTGTTGATGCCAAGAGTTTTGGCGATGTAGTCCGCGCTCTTACCTTTTGCTAAGAAACGGCGAATCTTTGAGTTCGTAGTCATAACTTTATCAACTCCTTTAAATTGTCAATGTTGGTTTCATCAATCACGAGAGCAATCCCACCCGCTTCGCGTATGCGTTTCATGTTTGCTTCTTGAAGCGCGGTTGGTTTGTTCCCATTTGCCTTACACTCTATACCATAGAACAACCCTCCTTTACAAACTAAAAAATCAGGAACACCAGAAGAACCCATACCAGTTCCCATAGGCATGGCGTAGTACGCGCCAACTTCTGCAAGAACTTTCTTTACCTTCGCTTTGACTTTGGCTTCTGGTGTCATCGCAGTTTCTCCGTTACATGTTCAGCGCCAATCTGTAATTCCCCTAGCAGATTAGTTGATGTCACGACGTAAAAATATTTGTCATTCACACGCCACCCTATATCTTCAAACCCCTCGGGACACTCACGCTTGCTCGACTCGTATGCTGTTCTCAACACCACACCGTTCGGTGCGACTGCGTAGTCCATCTTGTCTCTAATGGATAGATGTTTGTTATCACATGCCATGATCATAGCGAGCCGTTCTTTGAGCCAGTCCGGTAACTCGGTGTGCGTAAAGTATCTACAGTAATTCTCGTCAACCCATACGGTAACCATCTTATTACCTACCCTGATAGGTAAGTGTATAGGTTGACCTTTGTTAGAACTGTATACACCGAACGTCATACCGTTTTATCCATCACGATGATGGGCGACTCGTAGTAGTGAGATTGCGTCATAGCACCGATGTCGGGGTACACGCTGTATCCACGCTCTATGCTGCTAGCTGTATCTATGCTGCCGGCTGTCGGTATGATCGGCTTGTCAGACTTGGTATGTAGCTTGAGCATAGTCAACTGCATCTCAATGTCCCGCCGGATGTCATCGTCAATGTCAGTAAACGACTTGTACCACTTGAACGGCACCACGATTTCGGCGTACTTAAAGATGGACGTAGAAGGCAGCGAACCCGTGCTAATGTAGTTGTCCACCGCTGCTTGGAACGGTTGCTTGCTTACCGCTCCAACGATGACTGAATTGTTGTACATATCGCTAAATAGTACCCATTTATCATTGCTGAACATCTGCCTGATGTCAGTTGCATAGTCTCTTACTTTTTTCTGCGCATCAACGTAAGTAAGGTATCGTAACTCGATGTGCGCTAACACATCTTGCGGGACTTCTGTTCTACTCATGTCGCCCATGTGCATCTTAACAAGGGCGATAACCGCATCCTTGTTGAGCAGTATCCTGTCTATCTTATCGGAATTGCCTTTGGTAAGACCGCTATCAAGCATGCGCTCAAGTTTAGTATTAACGTAATTTTTAGCCTCTGCCCATTTGCTAACTATCAAGTTAGATGGGTCAGTATTCGGTGTCTTTATCTTGCGGACGATATACTTAACGTTGCTGCTCTTGACCGATGGATGCATGGATACAATGCATAAAGTCGACTGGTTCCTGTTCGAGCTGTTTATACCGCCGAAGTAGATATCCGCTTTGGGGTCTTCCGAAGCCATGTACATACCAACAACATTAAACCCTACACGATTAGTCAGGCTCACGCCCATGATATGTTTGTTGTCGTTTTCAAATCTAATGACATCGCCCACCACCAACGAGTCATCACTGTCTTTTACCTGATTGATAGCGGCTACGATGATGGGCCATAACCGGCTACCCATTACCTCCTTCTTGGTAGCATCGTCATAAAAACCTTGTAAGAAAAACGGGGGAGCGGGCTGTGTATTTATATCCATAACATATTTCTCCTATCGGTTGATTTTAACTTTCTGCGTACCCATCGGCGGCTTGAACGACTCGTTACCGTCCTTGTCGATAAGCCACAGCGTAGGCACGTTTGACTTCCAACTGACATTACTCTCAAGATGTCCGTCTGTGAACATCACTATGCAATCGGTACTCAGGTTGTTCTCATCGAGATACTCACTAACGCACGATGCTCTCGTGCCGCCACCTCCCATTGGTTTCATCAGCGATACGATGCTGGCGAAGTTACTTTCCGTGAACACTTGTTTGCCACGCACCTCGGTGTCCCACCACAGCACAACAATCTCATCAGGTGGCATGGTCTCGCACAGATTGGCGATGCGTGATGCGACTAGAGACAACTGCTTCTGACTGATACTGCCTGATGTATCAATGCCGAATACGATTCGCCCTATCTTCTCGGAGTACATCGTTGGTAAGAACAGATCATCCACCAACCTGCGTCTATTCAAGCGGGCGTAGGTGTACTCATCATACCCTCGCATGCTGCTAGTCCAGAAGTCACGCAACACCTCTGCCCAGTCGATCTCCGGTTTCATCAGGTCAGTAATTTGTCGTGGCAATTTGTTACCGAACTTGCCTGCAAGAATCCCGCCTTGATGGATAGCCTCCTGTACCTTTTCATCGTGCTGCTTAAACTCCTCTGGAGTCATCTTGTCGAGGGCATCAAAGTCGTGCTCGTCAAGCGGCTCACCACCACCCTTGCCACCGCTACCGTTCTTCTCCATATCATCTACGAGGTAGTCGTACACCTGCCGCACAGACCACCCGCTAAACATGGGGTCGTAGAGCGCACCGGGCGGCAACTCTGCGAGAGTCTTGTCTTTGATGTCATGGATTATGTCATTCACAACATAGTCCATAGCGATGTTGGCAAGTCTCCCATCCTTCTTCATCAGGTCACGGTGGCGTGGCAGATGCTTGAGCAACACATGGAAGTTCTCATGGAGAACAAGTCCTGCTACCTGTGTTCGAGTCAGTCGTTGTAAGAAGTCAGCACCATAACGCTTGTTCACACCATCTGTGTATGCGGTTGGACAGACTTTCGCGTCATGCACCACGCTTGATTCGCCCATCATGATGACACCTGCGTAGAAACAAGTTTCACTATGACGTAGTAAACTTACGTGCGCTCTCTTGAGTTCAAACTCGGGATCAATCTTCTTGACTGCGTTCATAACGATACCTCCAATTAGACCAGTAACTCATAGTTATCCTTCGCCCACTCCATGATGCGCTTGTTATTCTTAGCAAGTCGCACGACACGCTTGCTCTGCATGCACATGGTGAAGAACAGCGACTCAATCTCGACAGACCTCACTCGCTCGATGAACTGCATGAAGCTAGACAAATCATCCTGCGTCTCGATGGTGTCGATAGCATTGAACGTCATCATGAACAACGCTGCCTTGTTCTCAGGAACATTTACTCCCATAGGGTTGGCAATGACATCCTTGACTGACACCAACTCCCGCTCAAGTTTCATGAAGTTATTCATGTCTTTGGCTGCTGCTGCACCAATGACACCAGCAAGTGCTGCTTCGGTCACCCTTGCACTCACCTTGTCACGACTGCGTACCACAATGTCAGACAGAGCAAGGGATCGTGGTGATACGAACGACATCTCACGCTTAGCAGGATTGAAGATGTACGGATTGTCATCCTGTCCACCATCAAGATAAGACGCAAGTGACGACGGGTTCATAGCAACCCACGCACGGATCACGGTGGCGATGTTGTTCTTACTTGCCCATGGCAACCACTCGTTAGCCGTAGGTTTGCGTACTCTCACTCTCATCGTGCGATTACCTGAGTGCGCTAACTGACTGTCGCCTACCCCATCGCTCTCGTTGTTACTCGTAGCAAACACCATGCTACCTTCGGGCAGCGGGGTGTCACCGATACAACGCTCAAGCATTAGCCGTGTCCACATTGCTTGCAGCAACTTCGGAGTCTTCATGAACTCATCAAGCATGATGATCTTAGG